TTATATATTCTTGCATAGGCATATGTTTCAAACAAATTTTTATTTGTAATTCTTTCCATAAGAGGTTTTATTTCTATAAGTATGGTCTCCATAGCAATATCACCATAAGCTGAATATGTTCCTGGAACTTGTGCATCTGTCCATATACCCCATTCAGGTGAATTAGGTGGGATATATTTATTTTTGTAAAAAATATCTGCAACTTTTCTTTTCATTAAAAAGTATTTGTAAACAAAGTTTGCTACTTTTTCTGGCAAAACTCCTTTTAACACGGTGTATCCTTTTTTCTCAAAGTCCATATTATCTAAAGAATATCTTACTCCTTTTGTTACTGGTTTAACTCTGTGCCAAATGTGAGAGGGAAATACTATTATAGACCCTCTTGTCTTTGCCTCAACACACGGCACTATGTGACTAGCATCTTCAGTATCTCTAGGTTGAAAATCTAGTTCACCTCCTTCATATTCAGAACCATCTGTTAATTGACATGTAACAGATAATTTTCTTATCTTACCATTGTAGTTGGGATTTTGAGATCTATTATAAGACGATTCCCAAGAATCTCTGTGCCAACCATAATGTTGATTTATTTTATATTTTGTAAATTGACAAGCCTCAGAAAAGTCCCAGTCAAAATTCCATCCTGCATTTTTATTAGCATCATGTATATAAGGATGTATAAATCTATAAATCCAACTATCATCAAGCCAAGAAATATTTGAATCTCTAAGTTTTTTTAAATCTGTTTTTTGAGGATCTGTTAATTTATCAGAACCTAATTTTTGATATTTACCAGTTATGGCTAATTTTTCTTTTTCTTCTTTTCCTCTTGCAATAACATCATCACAAAACTTTTGACTTAATGCTGCTTTAAAATACCAATAACAATATTGACTATTAATTGACATGTATATTATTTTCCAAATATTCTTTTAGTGTTGGCACGTCCTCTACAAAATCATTATAAAGTATTTTTTTTACTTCAAGTTTAAAAATGTCAGTGTCCCAATCTTTTTTCCAATGTTCAATATTCGCATTACAGTTTACATAAAACAATGATGGCAAGTCTGTAGGAGACCAATGCATACCTGTTGCAATGCAATGTAAACCACCCTCTGTTTCAAACCTATAATTTTTATCTCTATCAAAAGCAGCTAATTGAAACCCATGTATAAGTTGTGGTCGTAGACTAATTAATTCTTCAGCCCAGTTTTTATTATTTAAATACTGCCAGTAAGGTGTTTCATCTCTATGAGATAAAGCATAATGCAAGGCGACAAACTCTGCAAAAGCTCTAAACATTTTTTTACAACTAAACGTAAAATTATCTCTATCCCATTGAGAAACTTTATCTCTTTGTAAATTTCTTAATAATTTAATTAAAAACTCGTGCACTGAAAAAAGTCCATTGCTTTCTAATGGTTCAATAAATCCTGCAGATAAACCAATGGCAACCACATTCTTCTCCCAAAGTCTTTGATGTATACCTATTCTCATTTTAATTTTTTTAAAATCTAAATCCTCTTGCTTTAAATGTTTTTTAAATTGTTGAAGTGCTGTATCATCATCTACAAATTTACTTGAATATACGTACCCTGTGCCTATTCTAGACCACAAAGGTATGTTCCAAACCCATCCATTCTCGATAGCAGTGCAGTTTGTGTAAGGGACTAATTGTTTTTCTTTATCAGTATATTTTATTCGTGTTGCCCAAGCAGAGTCATTAACTAAGATATCACTATAAGATTCAAAAGGAACTTTAAGAGTTTTATCTAATAATAAAGATTTAAAACCAGTGCAATCTATAAATAAATCTGCTTTATGATTATTGATAGACTCTATTCCATTATCATTTTGTTTAATATCTACTATTTCCTCTTCAATATGTTTTACACCTTTTGGAATACAAAAATTATTTTTTAACCAAACACCAAACTTAACAGCATCAAAATGATATGCTGCATCTGTTTTAGGATTAAAACCTATTCTTGGAATGGGTTTATTATCAAATTTATTTTTATTAACCAAAGCCATTGTGGGAAAATAACAATCTGCATAATCTGTATATGGTGTTTCTGGCTTAAAAAATTTTTTAAACCACCAGTCATTTAAACCTGATCTACAGTTTTCTAAATTAGGTTTTCCAAACGGATAGTGAAAAGCCTCTCCCTTTTTATAAAAGTCCGTAAATTTTATACTAAGTTTAAAACTAGCATCAGTTTCTTTCATAAAATCTTTTTCATCAATACCTAAAAATTCTACCCAATGTTTTATACCACCTAGTGTACTTTCACCCACACCTACAATCGGAGAGTTTGGGGCTTCAATAAGTGTAATATCTTTATCAGGAAAATGTTTTATCAATGTAGCAGCTGTCATCCACCCAGCTGAACCACCACCAACTACAATAATTTTTTTCATATTAAATTTATGTTTGCAGACATAGAAATTCTAGTGCAATTACTTTTAAACGGATACACTACATGTCTTAGGTTTGCTGGAAAAATTAATAAATCTCCTGTGTTAGGAAATATATTAATTGCAGAAATATTGTGATCTCTATCCTCACCGTACATAAACTGAATACCTCCAGGACCAGATTGATCTGTTCCCTTATATTTTTTATTTTCTTCTTTTAATTCGTTGGGAACATCTAAATATAAAACACAAGAAAATTGTCCACCTACATGTATGTGTGGAGGATTAAACTCTCCTTTTTTCATAAAATTAATCCAAGAAGATTCTATTTTATGGTCTCTATATTCTAATTTTTTATTATAATACATTTCATAACAACTAAAAAAATTTTTAAAATTATTATAAGTATGATGTTTAAAGACAGCTGGGTCATATGAAAATTGATAATTTAATATACCCGCTAAGTTTTCATTAAAACTAGGGCCTTCTTTAAAATCTTTTAAAATTTCATCACAATTTAAAATGGTGCTGTGATATAGAAGCGGACCCCAAAAATAATATCTATCGTTCATTATTCATCTCCATAATTATATTTAATGAAAATCTTTGTGGATTTTTTTTAGAAGGAACTCCTCGATGCCATAAAAAACTTGGAAACAATATCGCTTGTGAAGATACGCTGGGATAAAAATTTATTTTGTCCTCTGTTTTTATTTCTGTTCCACCATCGTTGGAGTGTATATTATATACAATACTAAGTTTATTTTTTTCAACCCTATCTTGATGAAACTCAGTCACAGAATTTATATTATACCAATTCCAATAAAATCTTTCTATGTCTTTAAATTTTACATCTTTTATTTTTTCAAACAAAACATCACAAATTATTTCTGCATAAATATTTAAATTACTTTGTCCAAAATTTTTAGATTCTTTTTCGTAGCTTGGTAGTGTGAAACCAGTGTCTGGTTTATTAATATCGTAGATATGTTGATCTGTTGGTTTTTTATCAGTTGCTATACCCCACATTCTTGTTTTAAAAAGAAGGTCTATTATTTTTTGATTGAAGCGAAGTGGGAGATCAGTATCAATAACTTTTATCATTCTTATAAACTTTCGTGTAGAAAGTTTATATAATATTTAAATTAAATTCCAAGTGCTATTATTAGGATCCCATTCAACAGTTCTAGGAGTATCCTCAACAGTTCTACCCATCCATTTTAAATTATCCTCGTCCCATCGTGGAATAATTTCATAAGTGGTGCCACTTAATTCTTGGTTATAAGTTGGAAAAGCCACTGGAGCTTCCCACTCTACAGTTGAAAGATTTTTCACCCATGACGCGTGTGGTTTCATTGCCCAAAAAACATCATTTTCAGAATCATAAATAGAGCCAGCTCCTGCTGCATTTCCTCTAAATGGTGTTCCACCACTTATGTGTTGATTGTTTCTTGTATTATATGAAGTTCTTTTCCAATATGTTTCTGGATAATTACCATCAAAAACATTTTCATTTAAATAACCATCTTTAGGAATATTATTTGTAACCCATTGCTCTGCTTCAAGAGAATCTTCTCCATAAGGCGCAATATCACTGTCATTAATTACTACAACTCTAATGACCTCGTTATTCTCTGTTTTAATTTCTGCAAAATGTGCCATATTACGCTCCTGGCCAGTTGCCAGCCTTTCTTGCCTCATACACTTCTGTTAAAGGCCACACTCCTGATGTGTTAGTAAAAAATGTTCCAGCAGTTTCTCTTACAATAACTTTTCCAGAACCACCAGATCCCCCACCAGAGCCAGATGGTCCACCGCCTCCGCCACCACCAGTGTTAGCAGATGCCGTCCCTGGTGCGTTTGCTCCGCCACCAGATCCTCCTGTGCCTTGTGTTCCTCTATGTGTAGCTCCACCGCCACCACCGCCAAATGTTGTTCCACTTGGTGAAGTAGAAGGTGAACCGTAATCATTAGGAGATCCATCTCCTCCAGGTCCTCCGTTATTAACAGGGGAAGGCTGACCAGCTTCACTAGCTCCGCCTCCGCCACCTGCAGAGTTTGAAGTTGTTCCTGCAGCGCCTGCAGCTCCAGGGTGTCCTTGTGGAGGTGATACAGGTGGAACGTTTCCGTTTCCACCAACGTTTGAAGAATTGTTTCCTCCTCCGCCGCCACCAGATCCACCTTGAGCGGTTGTTGCTCCTCCTGATCCAGAAGATGGGTTCATACCTCTTCCACCACCTGCTGAAGATAATGGAGTTGGGCCGCCAGCATCAAACTCCGATGCCGAGCCAGCAGTTGAAACACTGCCTCCTCCTCCAACAGTTATACTTGCTGCTGATCCAGGCAGGGTTTGTCCAGGAAACTCTCTAAAGCCTCCAGCACCGCCGCCACCGCCAGCGTCTCCTCCTCCAGGATTTCCGCCACCGCCGCCACCTAATACAAAAATATCTGCTACTGTTTGATTAGCTTGTGCAGTAAAAGTTCCTGGACTATTAAAAGTTGTAATATTCTCAGTGGTTGTGCCACCTGAAGGTTCATATGCTATGCCGATAAATCCACCTGCCATTTAAACCTCCTACGCGTCGTCTATTGATTCATATGATATGAATAATTCTAAATCAGAGGCTGCACCAGCTCCACCTTTTAGAACATCAGCTTCCATTAAATATATTGGAGTGTCTAGTACAACTAATGTTGCATCAGCTGGCACTGACACTGTTTTTGCTAGATGAAAAGTTCCAGATGTATCAAAATTATCAACACCGTCTGGAGTAAAATTTGCTTTTGTGATGGACAAAGTTAAATCTGCTGCGTTTGTGCCATCAACGTTTGCACATGTAATTCTGTTTATTTTTACAATTTTATCACTTGCTACTGTTAATAAAGTTGTAGTTGTAGTAGCAGTTAATGCAAATCCAACCGATTCACCTTTAATACTACTTACTGATACTATATTTGGGTTTGCCATAATTTACTCCTTTTAACCGAAAACAATTGCCATTGCAATAGATTTTCCCACTGTTGATAGTTCAGATCCTCCAGCTTGGACTTGCCCTGTTCCATTAGGAGCAAGATTAATATTGCCGTTTGCTCCATCTGTAATTGTTATTGTCCCTGAATTTGTGCCAGAATTAGTGTCTAAAATAAGGTCATGAGCACCATCTGTTGTCAAAGTTGCAGCAGCAGCCCCTGTTCCAATTCTAGTTTCTCCAGTGCCTTTTGGTTTAATGTGAACATCAACATTTGTTTCTCCACTCGCACCTATAATTGGTGGATTACCTGTTGCACCATTAGTGACTTCTAATTCATTTACTGCTGAAGCAGTGGTTTGAAAAATAATTTGTTCGTTTCCATTAGCATCTGCAATAAACCCTGCGTCTGCTATTTTTGGAGCTGTTAAAGTTTTATTTGTTAAAGTCTGTGTTCCTGTTAAAGTTACATCTCCAGCAGGTAAAGTATCTATATCTGGGTTACTCGAGTCATTTGCAGTTGCAAATACTAAAGCATCACCTTTGTCACCTGCTGCAAAAGTAAATGAATCTCCAGATCCTGTAGCATATTTAAATTGTACAGTGTGTGATCCTGAAGTTGAATTTCTTAAAAAATAAAAAGTTTGAACGTCGTTTGGAATAGTTACAATTTGATTACCTGAAATAGTTCCTGTAAACTCGATCATTCTATGTGCAAGCTCTGCACCAGTTGCTCCATCAGAAACTGCTAACGCAGTTGTTTGAGCTCCACCTGCTATTGATTTAGCGATGTATCCACCAGAAATTTGTTCTACAATTTGTAAGTTTGTATTAGTTTTTGTACCCCACGTACCAGCGTTTTCACCAGTTGCTTGAAGCTCTATACCTAAGCCTGTAAATGTTGATGCCATAATTTATCTCCTATGCAGCGTCACTATAACTTGTATTTGATCCAGTTGCAACATCAGTAAGTGAACTATTTGATCCTGTTGAATTGTCGCTCATACTACTGTCTGATCCTGTTGATTGAGCAATATATGATGAATTTGAACCAGTGTCAACGTTTCCATACAAAGGTATTGTTGTTATTGTTCCTTGTGATGTTGATATATTTAAACCCGTTAAACCAACAACGTCAGCAGGTGATATGGATCCAACACTAGATGTTGATGATTGACCAGTTAATCCTACAACATCAGCAGGAGATAAAGAACCTATTGATGTTGTGCTAGATAATCCTGTTGGTGTAATTATAGGATTACTATTTACACTTGTTGAACCTAAAGTAGTTGAAACAGATTGACCAGTTAATCCCATTAATTGATTTGCTAATGATATTGCTCCTACTCCAGATGTTGATGACACCCCTGTTATACCTACTACATCTGCAGGAGATATAGATCCAGAACTGGCAGTTGAAGACACACCAGTTAGTCCTACAACGTCTGCAGGAGATATAGATCCAGAACTGGCAGTTGAAGACACACCAGTTAGTCCTACAACGTCTGCAGGTGTTAAAGATCCAACGCTAGAGGTCGTTGATACACCTGAAACATTTACTAAACTATTTACGGATGTTCCATAAGTCTCTTCATTCCAACCATTTCTACCCCAACCAACTAAAGTTCCAACGTTTGTTAAAGATCCTAAAGTTGATGTCATTACACCTGCCGTTGAAATACCCACAACGTCAGCAGGAGAAATATCTCCTACAGATGATGTAATTGATTGACCTGTTAATTCTACTATTTCTATGTTTCTAGCATCTACGGAACCTATAGAGGATGATATTGAAAGCCCTCCAACTTGAACTGTAAACTCAACTCCCCATCCTGAGTTGTTCCAAGCTTGCCTGCCCCAACCAGCTTCATTAAAACCATCAGCTGTGCCCAAAGCAGATGTAATTGATCCTCCAGTTAAAGAGACAGAAGTTACATTATCTACAGTTGGAAAAGTTGCATCTACGTTTATGCCAAACCCTGTTAACTCTACTATTTGTAATTCAGTTGCTTGTGGGCTGCCAACAGAAGAAGTTATTGATTGACCTGATGGTGCAACGGAATAATTTACTCCCCAACCAGAATTACTCCATTCTTGTCTACCCCAACCAGAAGTTACCGACATGGTCGGCCTCCTATGCTAATCTGATTATTGCGTTACTTGCGTCTGCTGCTGGAAATTGAATTGTAAAAGTTCCACTTGTTACAGTTTTGTCTGCACCAAATGCTATTACTGCAACAGCTTTGTTAGATTGTGATGAATTATATATTAAAGCACCATTAGCTGTGAAAGATGCACTTGTAAAGCTAACATCACTAAAATCACAAAGTGCTGTAGTTCCATCAGTTGTTGGTGTAACACTTGTTAGAGTTGCACCACCTGAACTATATGCAGATCCTGATGTATTTGAAATTTCATTTGTTG